CGAGCGCGATTTATTAGCCATATCCGTTAGCCAGCCCTTTGCACTTTTATATGCATTGCTAAACCATTTCGATGTTCCTTTCCAAACGGATTTTGCATTCGACCATGCTGTGCTAGAAATATTATCCCATTTCGAGCGCGATTTATTAGCCATATCCGTTAGCCAGCCCTTTGCACTTTTATATGCATTGCTAAACCATTTCGATGTTCCTTTCCAAACGGATTTTGAATGCGCCCAAGCTTTATCTGAGGCATCTGAATACTTTTGCTTAGTTTGATTGTAAATACTTCCTGTAGTCGATTTAACAGATTGCCAAGCTTTTCCAAACCATTTACCAGTACTATTAGCTATAGCCTTAGTGTGATAACCTACAGAACTTTTGGCTGAGCTCCAACTTGAACTTAATTTGCTTGGAATTCCTTTGATTCCACTCCACATTTTTTTCATTTCGCCGCCAAAATGATTAGCATTTCTGCCCATTTTACTAAAAGCTTCGCCAGTTTTAGTTTTTACGCCGTCCCAAGCATTTCCAAACCATTTCTTTATATTTTCTCTGTTTCTACGAGCTGTTTCTTCTTGTTCTTTAGCGTACTTATCACTTTTCTTCTTTTGGTCTTCTCTGAAGTTAGACCACCAACTTTTAAGGCCATTCCACCACTTTTCAGTATTTTTATATACACGACCACTGGATAAATCCATCTCTTTATCAATATCTTTATTTTGCTTTTTAACAACGTCTACTACAGCATCTTTTTTAGATTTTGCCTTTCTTACTTCATCCTTATGTCTTTGATCAGCAATAGCTAACAATTTATCTTTTTCAGACTTAGAAAGGTTGACGTTATTTTTTATAGCAATGACATCATCTTCATATTGCTTGTCCACTTCTTTTTTTCTTGCTTTTCTTGCTTTTTCTGCTTCTTTAATTGCTTTGCTCGCTTCGTCTATTGAATACGCATTTCTGTTTCTTTGCATTCTTACTAAAATACGCTCTTGCTCTTTTTCAGTCTTACTCAATTCTTTAACAGTGATATCACGTCTTTGATTTTCAAGCTTTTCAATTTCTTTTCTTTCATTTTCTGAAATCTGACCATCACTCAAAGCTTTTTCTTTCAATTCTTTGATTTTCTGATTGAGTTCTTGCTCTTTTTTAATTCGCAAATCATTTTTTTCTTTAGTTCGAGTTAAAATGTTTTGCTTTTCTTGTTCATCGAATGCACTATACTTATCAATAAGTTCTTGAGTTTTTTCGAGTTCCTTTTTATTTCTTTTTTCTATTTCAGCTATAAGGTTATTAGATAAATCCGCTTCAATTTTCAAAAGTTTTTTTGCTTTGTCTTCTGTTATTTGACCCGAGTTTAAACGTACTTTTTCCATGATTCTGTTGTTTTCTTCAGAATAGTGTACGTATTTTTCTAAAGCTTTTTCTGTTTCTTTTGAAACACCTTTCCCTAACACTTTTACAGTATCAGATGCTTTTTTAGAAGCTGTGCCCATGGTTTGCATAAATCCTTTAAACTTGTTGACTCCTACTTTGAGAAGGTCATCGTCGCTTAATGATTTATAACCATCTTTCATATCTTTTGAAAACTCTTCTTTGAAGCTTTTGCCTATACCTCCAAGATAGTTTTTAAACTCTCCTAGCTTCCTAACAGCACCACCAATAATTTTGCCACCAAAAAACTTTATAGTTTCTCCTAAACCGTTAATACCGTTTCTGAACCATTCCACACGATCATATGCGGTTTTAAAAACTTTATACGCAATTGTAATAGCAGTTATTGTAGCACCTATAGGTCCTGTTAAAAACCTTAAGGCCACACCCGCAAATCTTGCGCCTCCACTTACTGCAAATAAAGATTTTGCAGCTAATCCTAAACCGTTTTTCAAAAGTTTGAATGGTAAAATCGCTAGCTTTGCAGAATTTTTCAAAACATTTATAGGTTTTAAATTAAACATCATAGCTCCGGCTAACCCTTTAAAGCCTTTTGACGTTTTTCCTGTTGTAGAACCAAGAAATAAGGTTTGAAGACCTAAAGATTTCATTGCTTTTGAATTGGTATTAGACAGTATTGTATTTTCAGCAATGCGTCTATTTAATGATGCATATCCTTTAGCCGCGCTCCCAACTGCACGTATTAATAAGCCACCAGCAAGAACAGCAGGACCAATAGATGCACCAAAAATTGCTAAGCCTACCGAAGCCTTTCTAACCCAACCAGGAAGATGTGTAAATCCATCAACTAATTTTGTTAATCCTTCCGCACCTGCTCTAATCATAGGCGTTAAATCTTTACCAACTTCAATTGCTAACGATTCAAAAGCGCCACCTAATTGTTCCAGAGCACCTTTGAGGTTGTCTTTCATCAAATCAGCTGCTTTTTTACTTTCACCATTAGAGTTCTTCAATGATTTGCTATAGCTATTAATTTTATCTGGACCCGCTTCAATCAAGGCTAAAAATCCACTTGCTGCTTCAGTGCCAACTATTGTAGCCACTGTTGCTAGTTTTTGTTCTCTCGTCATGCCTTTCATGTTGTCTTGGAACTGTCTAATCAATTCACCCATGCCAACAAATTGACCTTTACCATCAGACAAATGAATACCTAATTTTTTCATTTCCTTAGCTGTACTTTTACTTGGATTAGCTAGCCTAATAAACGAAGCTCTTAATGCAGTACCTGCTTGAGACCCCTCTAACCCTGAGTTAGATAAAACTTCAATTGCTGCAGAAGTGTCCTCTATTGAAACTCCTAATGCTTTTGCTGGAGTACCTGCATATTTTAATGCATCTCCCATGTATTGAATATCTGCAGCACTATCATTAGCTGATCTCGCAAGTAAATCAGCAACATGGTTTGCATCAGATGCTTTTAAACCGAAAGAATTAATTGCTGATGCCATTACAGTTGCAGTTGTAGCCATTTCTGCACCGCTTGCTTCTGCTGCACTGATAACACCCGGCATAGCCTCCATTGTTTGTTTGGCATTAAAGCCTAAAGCTGCCAATTCTTCCATACCTTTAGCAACTTCGTTAGCACTTTTACTTGTTTTAGCTCCTAAGTCAACTGCTTGATTAGACATGCTTTTCAAGTCTTTACTGCTTGCTTGCGCAATCGCTCCAACTCGAGACATCTGGCCTTCAAAGTCTGCGCTCGTTTTTAATGCTGCACCTAATCCTAAAGTAATCGGTGTAGATACGCCCATCGTCATCGTACGTCCCAGGGAAGTCATTTTGTCTCCAATAGAACTGAATTTCTTTGACATGACATCCGCTTGAATAGCAAGTTTGCCGAAATGACTTTGAGCTATCATTTGTTCTTTGTTAAAAGTCTTCATTTCGGATGAAGCTTTATCTATTGAACGCTCCAAATTATTTAAAGCAGCTTTTTCTTTATTAACAGCTGTTTCAGCTTTTGCGACATTAGCGCTATGATTCTTAATAGTATTATTTAAATCATTAAATTCTTTTTCTGTTTGCTTTAACTTAGTATTAGTTTTAGCGTAAGAACTTTCAATTTTATCATTTGATTTTGAAAGATTGTCATTTTGCACTTTTAGTTTTTGAACTTGATTGCCTTCTTGTTTATATTGTTCAACAAGTGCTTTATGCTTAGCGGACTGCTTCTGTACTGCGTCACTTGCTCTTTTTAGTTGTGCAGTAGTAGCTTGGTTACTATTCTTAAGCTTTTGTTCTGCATCTCTCAACTGTTTAAGTTTTTGATACGCATCTTGTTTACGTTGATTTGTACGTTTATATTGATTTTCAGCTTTTTTGAGTTCTGTATTTGATGATTTTAAGGCTTCTTTAGATTTATCAAGAGATAATTTTTCTTTTTTATTAGCTTCTACTAACTTTAAATATGCTTTCTCAACATCTTTTACACTGGATTTAGCTTTTTGGTAATTAGCGTTAACTTGTTTAAGCTCATCTTCTACTTGAGAATACATCTTTTTTTGAACTTTAAGCCTATCATTTAACCCCTTAATTCTCGCCTGATATTTTTCCATTGATTTTTCAGACTTATCAAATGCTGACAGATTAGCTTTCATTTCACTATTAACAACACCTAATTGTCGCTTTAAACCTTTCATGCCTTCTTGGACACCTAAATGGTCTAATTTCAGCTCCAAGGTCATGCCTTCTACTTTTTCATTCATATTAACCTCCTTTCTAGCTTCCAAAAAGTTTTCTTAAATCCGTACCTGTAATGACTTTTTGTTCACTTTGTTTTTCTTCAGTCTCTTCTTTATTCTCTTCATTAAGTATTTCTAAAAGTTTTACATACGGCTGTTTTCTGACTTCAGTTAATGTCCACCCATACTGCTCCATACAGAAACGTTGTATTTTCTTAATGTTCGATAAAATGTCTTTTATTGAGATTGTTCTTCTGTCTTTCCCATCTCTTCTGGTTCAGTTTCTGAATCTTCTTCATCTTCACCATTGATTTCTCGAAATATATCTTTCAAGGCTTTTGTATAAGTTTTAGTGCTCATCTTGTTCAAAACATCTTCTTCAGTCAATCCTTCATCTTTAAATAAATCTACTAATAACTGTCGCTCTTTTTGTCTCATTTTTGTTGCGTTAGGTGCTTCTTTTTTATTCTCTTGATTTACTAATTCTAAATACTCATAGCATTTTTCTGCTTCGCCCATTGTTACATCTTCTTTTGTATAGCTCTCTGTTTTTCCTGTTTTACGATCTTTAATTTCAAATTTAATCATTGTATTAGCTCCTTTTATTCAAATAAAAAAGACGCAGATATACTGCGCCTTAAATTCCTATCCGTTTGTTACTGTCACTGAAATTTGTCCTGACTTATCGCTTCCATCAGTAGACGTAGCAGTGATTACTGAAGTACCTTCAGCTACACCGTGAATTGCTCCTGTATTTTCATCTACAGTAACAAATTCTGGATGTTCACTTGTATATTTCAATATTTTATTCGTTGCTGTGCTTGGTGCAATGTTTGGCTCAACATTGTCATCGGTATTTACCGTAATTGATTTAGTTTCTGGTGTAAATGATACGCCTGAGACCAGAATTGGATTGGTTTTGAATTGAGGTACATCAACTTTACTAGATTCTTTACCATTTTCTTCCCATGCCACTTGGTAAGTACCTTTTGGATAAGTTGTATCCGCTTCTAAATTAGATAAAGTTACTGACACTTTGCCTTCACCTTGTTCAGAAGCTACGACGTCGTCTCCTTTATAAACCTTTAAAGTTTTAGTCATAAATTATTCTCCTTTGATTTATTTTGAAGGCCCCTATTCTGCTGAAACTGTTGCAGATTTTGAATTAACTGCTACTTCAACATTTTGGGGGTTAGCTGGGTAACGAACCTTCAGAATCCTCTGAATGATCTTCACTGTCCGTGTATCCAACGAATACCTTTTTGAAGAATTCTTCTTCTCCTTCTTTGCCTTCGTGATAACCGTATACAACACCTTGTGGAGTGCCATCAACATCAACTTTTCTGGCCATCCAGTCACCAGTTAATTTTGTTGGCTCTGGTGCTTCTGCTTTTTCACCTCGTGTTTTAAATTCAATTGAATCTAAACTAAAAGTACCTTTAAGTAAGGCTACATATACCGGCTGACCTGTTAAACCATCTTCCGATTCGCCAATTACTGTTACATACGGTGCTCTTGTATTCTCTCCTACCCAAGATGTACCATTTTTATCTTTAGTACGTCCAATAACTGTGTTTAAATCATCACTTGGAATATTGAAAATACTCATGTCAGACTTAACTTCATTAGTACCTTGTTTTTTCATCCATACACGTTTGTTAGATGCAAACATATCTACTAAATCTGGTGCTAAACCTGTGATATTTAGATCAACTGTACCACCTTTTTCATCTTCCCATGTCATGCGTTTAACTACTTTTGTTGCTTCTGGGTTAAAAACTCCAACGTATAATCTTTTAAAACCTACTTTATAAGAACCTTGTCCTTCTGCCATTGCTTATTTCCTCCTTAAAAATTAAAAAGCACACCTATTCGATGCGCTGATTTTTATAATATATATTTTTTGGTATGCCTTGATAACGTCTCGACATCACATAACGTTTAGTTTCTTCAAAATAAGCATCTAACTGACTAGATGCTTGAATTAAATTTTGTTGATATAGCAGGTATCTTATTCGTTTTGTTATATCAATTGTTTTCTGATGATTTGCAGATTCTACATCTATTTGAATTAAATATTCCTCACTGAGATATTTATCAGACATATAGTCTGAAGGCAAATCATAAACAGGTGTAATAACAACAAAGGGTTTGGAAGTTTCAGCATTTTCAGCGACTTTGTAATAGTATATTCTAGAATTTATATGTGTTTTGAGCTCTGCATCAGATAATAAAATTCCTTTTATTGTGTTTACTATATTCATTTATCTGGCCAACTCCTTTTTTATAATTTCTCTATACTTACGTTCACTAGCAGCTAATGTTTTTGCAATAACTCCAAAACCTCTTGGTGTATATTTTTTACCGTCTCTTGTATAACCGTGTTCATTTAAGTGAATAATGTGTTTGCGATTCATAGGGCCTACCCATTCAATTAAAACAGCTCTTTCTTGACTTCCTACTTTTGTATAAGGCTTAGATTTAGTCATTTCTTCTATACTGGCACCCGTATCTTTAAAACTCTCAAACTCTTTCTTTAAAGCCTTTATAAAAAATTCGGATGCTTCATTTAAAGCTCTATCACTCTTAGCTTGCATTGCTTGCTTTCCGTATACCGATTCTAATTTCTTCAACACTTCAGGTATTCCTTTAATTTCTACACTCATTTTTCTGATAAAACCACTGTATTATAGCCTATATCTGGTGTATCAATTCTTATTTCTACAATGTTGAATAATTTATCGGAATATAATGCACTGTCAATTTTAACTAAGTGATTTGTTTGTGGTAGATATTCAGTTTTAGAAGACCTGACAATTATGGTTAGTCCTGATTTTGATTCAGTCGCTTTTAAAATTTCTCTATCTTTCATAGAAGGATTATAAATTTTACAAAAGCAACTATACAATTTCATTTTTTCCTCTTCATCTGGATATGGTCCTTTGTTTATATATTGAAAAAAATACGCGCGATCTTTAAATTCATTAAATTCCATTTAAAAATCACCTACCACTTTTTTAATTTCAAAATCATTTTTTGCAATCCTTTTTCATTAAACACCTTGCTTCTAGATTGGTCATTTGAGTACCCACGACTTTCATAATCTCTTGCAATGATATATTTAATCGCTGTACAAAAAAGCGGGTATTCCAAGTCATCTTTGTCATAATCTGAAACCCCACTTAATAGTAACTCAGACTTAGCCGATTGAATGAGACCCTCAATTAAATCATCTTCGAAACTATAGTCAATTCTCAACCACAATTTAATTTCTTCTAAACTCATTTCATCACCCCTATTCGGCTGATATTACAGCTGATTTAGCCTTAGCTGTTACATTAACCTTTTGGGGCTTAGCTGGGTAATGAACCTGTATTTTCTTTTGCTTTTGCAATTCTGAATGCGCTATCTAATGTACGTTGCTGATCATACCATGCAGTTAATACAAATAAATATTCGCCTTTTTTAACATCTTTATCAGTGTCATAAGTTGTACCATCATAGTTAATTCCAAAATAGTTGAAATCTCCAACAATAGGTTTAACTGCTGCATCTGTAAATACTACTGGTTTGCCAAAGACTTTTTCTGCTGGTGTATCAAAGAAATTTGTTGTTCCATTTGAAAGAACACTAATAATTTTGACATAATCTGCATATCGCATGTAAATTGTTGCATTATCACGATAATCTTCATGTAAATCTGCTAAAGCGTTAATAATAGCCTCATACATGTCTGCTCCCTCAACTTCTTTAACAGAACCATTATAAAATGACATGTGTTCTAATCCAGATTTAGGACTTACTGCTAAAGCATCTTTACGCTCTTTAGCTGCTAACCCTGATTGTAGTGCGTTTTCTACCCAGTTTACTAAATCTACATCTGATCCATGAATTACAGTATCTGAAATTGCAGCAAATACTTTGAATTTATTAGTAGTGAATTTAACTGTATCACCTTTTAATTTTAATTCTTTTGCTGTTTCTACATCTGTAATGAAGTCATCATCGTCTAAAGTATATGAAACTCTTGGAATCTCTAAACCTTTAATGTTAGTTAGACGAGCTTTTTCACGTAATTGGTTTTTAGCAAATGGTTCTGAAACAATTTCTTTAGAAAGTGTTTTTGGTAAGAGCTTATCTCCACCTGAATCATTACCTGTTGGTAAAGCGTGTAATAAACGTTGTGCCTCCATTGAAGGTTTTTCAAATTCATTTGGTAAAATCGCGTGACGATAAAACTCTGCCTTAGCTTTAACCATCTTCTCATTAGCACTTAAAGATTGATAAGCTTCTCCTTTGTCTTTAACTTTCGCTTTTTCTTTCTCTTCAATGTCTTGCACTTGTCTTTCAACAATGTTAAATCTTTGTTGTAAGCCTGCTTTTTCTGTTTCTAGTTGTTTGATGTCTTCCATATCAATATTTGGATCTGTTGCTTTCTGACTCAACTCATCATTTTTATTTTTTAATTGTTGTCCAATCATACCTAAGGATTGTTTTAATTCATATAATGTCGGCATTTCATTTCCTCCTAATAATTCATTGTCATTTTTAAAATTTCGCATTCGCGTTTAATTTTTTCTCTTTTTTCTTTTTCTTCTTGCGACATACTTTCTTTAGGTGTTTCAACCAATTCAAACGTATCTACATCATCGATTTTAGTGATTTTGTCTACATCTTTCTTTAAATCTTCTGGGACGTTCTCGAAACGCTTATATTGCTCTTTAGAGATACTAGCAGCTATTTCATTAGCTCCTAAAATTTCATCTATCAAGCCGAAAGACAAGGCTTCTTCTGCAGTAAGCCAAGTTTCTGCATCTAACATCTGTTTTAAGTGTTCTTGATCTAAATCTTTTGCTTTATCTAAATAAGCTGAATTACTAACAGCATCTGTTTTTTCAAGTAAATCCGCTGTCTTTCTTAATTCTTCTGCATTACCTACAGTCATAACCCATGAATTATGAATCATTAAAAAACTATTTTTGTGCATAAAAATAGTGTCACCACTCATAGCGATAACACTAGCAATTGATGCCGCTAAGGCATCGACATAGATATTAATTTTTGCAGGATGCATTTTTAGCATATTGTATATTGCATGTCCTTCAAATACACTGCCTCCAGATGAATTTATATGAACATCTATTTCACTGATGTCTCCTAGTTCATCTAGTTTATTTTTGAAATCTGTAGCAGTTACATCACTTTCAAACCATTTATCACTTACAATATCACCATAAATAAATATTTCACCTTTACTTTTTGATTTTCTTTTCATTTGAAAATACTTAGCTTTCATTGACATTTTTATCACCACCTTTCAAAGATTTTCTTAATTCAAGTGGCGTGTCAATTGGGTATAAATCACCGCTTATTAGCGGCTTATCTCCACCTTCAACTGGTGGTAAATCTTCCCACTCTCTAATGTCATTTATAGTGTAGTAACCACTACGAACTGCTTTAAAGTACACTTCTGCTTGTGTTGCACTATCAGCCCTTAAATAAGATTTAACGTTAAATTTAAAATACCTATTTTTTTCTCTGTCTGTTTTAGTAAGTAGTTTCCGATTAAATTCTTCTTCATACTGTTTGACGATTGGCAATAAGGTATGCTGCAAGTAAAATCTGTTTAACTCTTCATTTTTCGCGAAATTTGTATTTGATCTTGCATTTAAGAATACTGAGGGCAATTGAAAAACGTTAGCTACTCTTTCTCTTGTTAAATTCTCGCTTGCCACTATATCTTCAGAGACATATTTTTTAGGTAACGGTTCGATTTCAACACCAGGCTCTTGGAATAATATTCCACCGTTTTCTTCATAGTACTGTTTGAAATCTTCTAACACTTGCTGCCTTTTTTCTTTACCTACATTGGAACCATATTTAAGCATGAAAGAATCAGGTTTTTGCATTTCTGTAAGATTAAAGGTTCTTACTGCATTATCAAAATCAGTTGTATTCTTCAACACATCAATCGGACTAATGCCTTGCACCATATTAGATGCCACGATGTGTTTAAAATGCAACATGTCCATATTATGAACAATCAATTTATTTCCAGTTGCAGCATGAATGGAATAATAAAGTTCACGTGATTGGTTTTCAATTAACATTTCAACAACATCTGGATTTAATAAGAAAAGCTTTGATGGTTGATGATAGATGTCTCGTTCAATTAGCACATATGCATTACCTTTTTCATTTCTGATTGTTTCAATTTGATTAATAAAATCAAAACTGCTCAGAGAATTATTCGGTGACACTGTAAGTAAATCAGATACTTCTGTATTAACTACTTTATAATCTTCATACATTTTCAAGGGCAAACTAGCCATCGAATTAGATAACTTTGTAATAGCTGAAAATATCGTTTCATTAGTTTCAAGCGTATTATTAATTACACCCCAAAAAGATCTATTTTTCCATGGGCTAAAGTCATAAAGCTTAGAAGTTGACTGATCAATCCAATTGTCTATCAATTTTTTCTTTATGCGTGTGACAATATTCTCTTTTGCGATAACATTCACCTCCTTAACGCATTATGTCTTTAATACTAATAAACTCTATGTTTCCTTCACCACTATCAGAAACAACTTTATTCATAATATCTGTATATGTGTTTAAAAATGCTGCAAAGCCATCTATTTTACGATATCTGCTTTGCTTAGACGGCAACCAGTTTCCGTTTCTGTCTAGTTTCAACTGAACATTATTGATATACCATTTCATTAAAGGATTATTATTAAATATTATTTTCCCATCTAAAAACATTTCTTTTAAATCCTTCAATGCAGGGCTCAAGGTCAAAGCTCCTTGTCTTGTTTCTTCCGTTTCAAACCCGTAATTTTTTAACTCTTGATTTAGTTTGAATGCGTTCGCTCTATCATAAGTAATTTTTTCTACTACATAATGCTCATTCATCTTAATTATCCAATTTAAAACATCTTGGTAGTCAATATAAGGCTTATCTTGCACTGTTAATAAGCCATCTTCTTCCCATTCTCTATAGGGTATTTTTTCGTTAGAATATTCAACTTTGTGCTTAGGAATCCATGAATGCGATAAAACTGCAACTTTACCATTATCTAACGCAAAAGTAGCACACGCGGCTGTAAAGTCCTCTGTTTCTGATAAATCATAACCAATCGTGCACGGTCTGCCTTCCAGCTCTTCTAAAGAAACAATTTCATTATTTTTTTGGAGTGTTGGGTAATCAATAAAACTCATCTCGTCATTATTAGCAAAGATATTAAACCTTTTGGTTATAAAATCTCCACGTTCAGCTGGTGTTCTCTTAGCTTTTTCCCACTCTTCTTTCATCTCATCTAAATTTATAGAGACACCTAAGTTGGGATTTGCTTTTATCCAGTTCGACGAATCATTAATATCATCGTCATCATCCAAAGATGCTAAATAATAAAAAGTTCTTTCGTCTTCTATGATTTGATCTAAGGTGTCTCTTCCCGCTTCTACCATATCAACAAGTGGACCATCTAATTTATACCCTGCTGTCGTAATGTAGATGAGAAGAGGTTGTAACCTTGCAGCTCTTGAGTTTTTTATAACTGAAATCAATTTATAGTCTTTAAATTCATGAATTTCATCAAAAATCCCCATGTGTGTATTCAATCCATCTAACTTATCGCTATCTGATGCTTGGGGCATAATTTTTGATATCGTTGCGTCATAATGGATTTCATCTCTTAATGTTCTGAAATTTTTATCAAGCTTTGGGCTAGCTTTTATCATCGCCTTAGATTCATCGAATAATATTCTAGCTTGTTTCATTACGTTTGCTAAAAGATGGATTTCAGCGCCGTTTTCTCCATCTTGAGAAACAGCATAGTTAGCAACACCAGATATAGTAGTTGTTTTACCATTTTTTCGCCCCATAAATATCAAAGCTTCTTTAAACCTGCGCAGTTTTGTTTCTTTATGAACCCAACCAAACAAACTGCCGATAATAAAATGTTGCCATGGCTGTAATACAAGTTGACGTTTAGATCCTTTGGAAGGTTTACAAAACTTTTCTATAAATCGAATAGGACGATGCGCTAATTCTTCATCAAATACCCATTTACCTCCATTTTCTAAATATCTAAGATGCCTATCACATTCTTTTCTAACATATTTGCTTGTTTTTATTTTCCCTTGAGTGACTTGCTCTGCATACCATGTTGTTAATAGTTTTGGTGAAGGTTCATTTAAAACTTTAATAGTCACCAAATCCACCTTCTTCTTGAACTATCTTTTTTCTTTGTGCTGCTGTTAAACCCATAGACTTGAGTAAGTTATTTAGTGTTTGAACTGTTTTTGTCAGTTCTATGCTTAATGGATTCTTAACAATATTGCTCGCACCAGCCTTGTTTGTATGCTCTATCATCAAATCACTATTTTTAAGTTCATCTCTTAACCGACAATAAAATTCATATGTTTCTATATACAAGTTAATTAATATGTCATCAGATTTTTTGTAATCCTCTATATATTCTTTTAGCTGTTTTTTTGTTAATTTCATATAAAGACCCCCTTTCATAAAAGTTTATCCGCGTTGCAAGCGAAGGGCCCCCGCCGGTACCCGGCGAAAAAACATTTTAAGCCGATGGGCAGGGGGCTATAAAATTTTATTTAAATAATTTTTTTATTTAAATTTTTAGAACTCTAATTTTCTTAAGATTACTTTTGTCATTATCATTTGCATGAATTTTGTTATGACAGCTATAACAAACTGACATTAGATTATCTAAGTCTAAAGCTTTGTTAAAATCTTCATCAACATAAATAATGTGATGCACAATGTTTGCATCTGTTATAATATCTTCGCGTAAACACATTTGACAAAGATAATTATCTCTATCTAATGCTATCTCTCTTAACTTCTTCCATGCTTTTGAATGATAGAACCAATCGTATTGATATGACTTACGACCATGCTTATAAATGTTATTATGCTTGGTCATCTCTTACACCTCTTTGATTGCATAACAAAAGACACACCGCATAGCGATGTGCCTCGTGTACTTGTGTCGTATAACTTTTAGATAACTTTATACATCTTTCCGATACTATCATATTACTACAGATTTGTAGGCCTTTTGCACAATCTTTGCACAATGTTATTTGATACCTGCATGATACGCTACCGCTTTAACAAAGTTCTTTCGTATAGAAGTAACAGTATTACGATGCATATGGCATTCATGTCCTATCTGTTCCATCTTTAACTTCTTTTCTTTATTCCAATACTTCAGCCTTATTACTTTCTTATGATCTTCAGGCAACTTTAAGTATTCACTCTCAACTGCTTCGACCATTTCTTCTAGGTTTCGTAACATCTTATTAGTTAATAATCTAGTTGCCATTAGTTCAGTTGTTCTAACTGGTTCGCCTTTTTGTAATGGTCCATATACAATATTGGAATCTTGTTCCTTCGTAGGATTAAGTATTTCCAACCTCAATCTTTTTATTTCTTTCTTGTTCTCATTTAAATTATATATTTCTGATTCAATATATTTAAATGTTCCTGGCTTGATATCATATATTGTGTTCCCCATGTTAGACCTCCATTACTTATGCTTAGCTATTCTTGCTTTAATAGCTTTCATCAATTCTTCTTGCGTTAGTTCTTTATTTTGTAAAGCTTTATATACTCTTTGATCTATTGTGTTATCGGTCATGATGTGATGAATAATAGTCGTATGATTTTGTCCTTGTCTATATAATCTTGCATTTGCTTGTTGGTATAATTCCAATGACCATGTAAGTCCAAACCAAACAATAATGTGCCCACCTTGTTGTAAGTTTAATCCATGCCCTGCACTTCCTGGATGTGCTATAAGCAGCTTAATGTCTCCACTATTCCAACGTTCTTTATAGTTTGAATCCTCTAATGTGGTTGCTTCCTTAAACCTTTGAAGTATTCTTTCTTTATCGTGTTTGAAGTTATAAAACAATAGTATTGGTTGGCCTTGAGACTCCTCTATAATTTCCTCTAACTTATCTAACTTCTTATCATGTATAAGTCTTACATCTTCCTCATCTGTATAAACTGCGCCGTTAGATAGTTGAAGTAGTTTCTGACTTAATGATGCCCCATTTTGAGCTACAACTGTTCCTTCTTCTTCCGATTCTAAAATATAGTTTTTTTCTAATTCTTCATATACTTTTCTTTCTTTTTCTGATAAGACTACTGTTTGTTTAGTATCAACTCTGTCAGGCATATCCAGATAATCTTTCGCTTTCATGCTTAAACATATATCTTCTATTTGTTTATATATCTTTTCTTCAGATCCGTCTCTTAGCTCCCACTTAAAAATATGTTCGCTAACTTGATGAGTTGGTTTAAAGTACCTTTCTCGATAACGACTGAATGAAGACTCAAGTCTTTCACCTCTGTCTATCAAATAAACTTGAGCCCATAAATCCTGTAAACTATTTGGACTAGGTGTTCCTGTTAATCCTATAAATCTATTAATGAGTGGTAATTTCTTTTTAATAGATTTAAACCTTTGACTCTTAGGACTTTTAAATGTAGACAGTTCATCAATCACAACCATGTCAAATGGCCATTCTTTTTTATATTGATCACATAACCATTTAGTATTTTCTTTATTGGTTACATAGATATCAGCCTCTGTGTTTAATGCATCATTTCTTTCTTTAGGTGTTCCTAAAACTAAAGACACTTTCAGATGATTTAAATGGTTCCACTTATCAACTTCATCAACCCATGTATCTTTAGCAACTTGTTTAGGTGCTATAACTAACATTTTTTTAGTGTCTAACAACTGCAATTCACTAAATGCTGTAAGTGTTGATACTGTTTTCCCTAGACCCATATCTAAAAACAGACCGTATTTCTCATTATCAATAACTTTATCTATTGCATACTTTTGATAGCTATGTGGTTTGAAGTCAATCGCCAAATGTTCCACCTACCATTCTGATAAAAGTATTTACTTGTTCTTTATTCCATAACACATACACTGTATGATCCCTGTTTTCAAATTGCCGATGCACATATTTTTGTAAAGGATGCAACTTTCCTTTTTCTTGCTTCATTTCTACAAAATATGTTTTTCCTTCTGGCATAATAATAATTCTATCTGGCACACCTCTTGTTCCAGGTGCAACCCATTTTAAACATAAACCGTTTAGCTTTGTTATCTCTTTCACTAAATATTTTTCTAATGTCGATTCTTTCATATATTCACCTTGTATACAAAATTTATATTTGTGTTCCGATGTTGCATCAATTCTTGCCAAACTTTTAAAAATAGCTGTTAGAGGGTTACCCCTATACCCCTTTACTCCCTAACACTACTTTTTAAACTTTATAGTGAATTTGATGCAACATTGGAAACAAACAGGGTTTAACCTTACAGCGAGAAAGGAAAGAGGTGTTGTATCATTTGTTGCATCAATGTTGCATCACCAAAAATGATACAACACCTACGATTACTTTTTACACCACCGTGTTGCATCACTCAAAAATGATGCAACATTTGATACAACATCTGGAAATGTATATTTATTCAATATTTCTTATATTAAATCCTCTAAACTTTCATCTCTTACATACGCTATCTGTACACCATAATCTTTTCCGAATCGAATTTTTCCACTTTTATTGCCGTCATATACAGACCAATTGTCTAATTGTCTTAAGACGTTAGAAATCTTTCTAAGTTCCGTAGATCCTCTGCTATCTCCCTTATCTTTACCAAAACATTCAACAAACACTTCAAGCGCACAGACCTTATCTCTTTCAATGTAATCTACATTTCCTGTTGGTAACATATCAACATCACCTTGATAAAATCGTCTTCTTTCAAAGATAGTTAAGTCTTCCCAATTGCTTGGGATTGGCGTGTTAAGATATTCATCAATAATACCTGTATATGGAGATTCTTCAGTATGTTTACTTTGGATTGAACGCATTTCTTCTTCTAGTTCAGGGTTAAGGAACAACTCTTCTCCTTGTTCATAATAATATTTAGCTTCTGCCCAAATTTGGTCGATCTCTTCTTTGGTTAGTTTAGACCAGTTCACTTCAACTCTCTCTGGATTTACAGTCATTGGCCAAAAACGTCTTCCACCAGTTTCATCTCTTAAGAAATCAACTTTATTAGTTGTACCAATGAAAATACATTGCCTTGGAAAATCTTCAATATAATGTCCATAAGCAACACGAAACCGGTCAACTTGTTTAGATATGAAATGCTTAATAGCTTCAACTTCAGCTTTTCTTGTAGCTGCAAGTTCTGCCATTTCCATTAGCCAAACGCCTTGTAAGGCCTCATAGGCTTCTTTACCTGTAACAGAAACTAAACTGTCAGAAAACCATGCACCACCTATTTTTTTTAGCAAAGCAGATTTACCTACACCTTGAGGACCATAAAGTGTAAGCATATAGTCAAATTTACATCCAGGCTCCATTACTCGAGCAATTCCAGCAGTCAATGCTTTTTTGGTAGTTGTTCTATTCACTTCAGTATCTTCAACACCTAAGTATTTGATAAATAACTTTTCAAGACGTTTATGTCCATCCCACGATATTTTATTTAGATAATCCCTTACTGGATGATAAGCATTTTGCATTGCTACGCTTATAATGGCATCTTTTGTTTTACCTGAATGGTGTATGTCATAAATCTTTTCGATATAACTTCTTAAACTGCTATCATCACCGTCTTGCCATTGACGTGTCTTAAAATTAGTATTCCATGGCACTTTCCCTAAACATTCAATTTGTTTCGTAAATTCGTTAAAGGCTATTTTTCCTTTTAAATTTGGATCATTACGCAATATAATTTCTATATTTGGAATACTAGCTTTGAAAGTACCTTTCGAAGTAATTTCTAACGTCTCAGACCATGCATCATCGCTATTTTCTATTTCATCGAAATCCTGCATTGCATCAGACATTTTGTCATTAATTAATTGCTTTTTAACAACTTCATCATTTTGCGCTCTTTGCTGCATTGCTTTATAACTAGGTAGTCGATTAACCGGAGTATCTGTTTTAGTTTCTTCATCTTGAGCACCATATAAGTGTATGCGTACTAAATCAAAACTGTTCACAAGCATACCGCTTACGGGATCCGTATTATGATGAGAATAGGCAAACTTGTTGTTTTCGTATAACACCAATCCACCTGCAGTTGAGCCTTCATGATAGGTATATCGGTTAGTAGAATGTTTTTCGTATAAGTCAGGAATAAAAGTTTCTATAGCTTCTTCTATCGTATAAGCTCTACAAAATGCGCCAACAATTCCCGGCTTTTCTTCTGGGTCGCCTTGCTTATCTGCTAATCTTTTAGTCTTACTCTCTTCCCTTGAAGACGTTGGCCATTCTAATGTGTCAGTCCAATCAACATATTCATTTAAAATTGTATCTGGATCTAACAAAGGTAAATCTTCATAGGTAAAGAAAAATTCTGCATCATTGCTAGTTGAAGGCCAATACATTAACCTATGTGGTTGATAAGTTGTATCATCGAAGTAATCCATGCCAACGATATCTGCCACTTTACGTCCAATAGCCTCATACTCATCCGCATTTACATTCCGTTTTAAAGGAATCACTAAACGTAATCTTGGACTTATCTCTCTATGCTTATGTGTTGAATACAAACAATATGCAAAATCATAAAACATAGATAATATGTCGGTCATATCTTGAGTAGCATAATCGATATCAAGTGTTAGCATTGAACGATTCATGACTTGACCAGCACGCCGTTTGCCTTCTTTTAAATATCCACCGACAAATCCGCCAACATCTTTTATATCGGCTTGTTCAGACTTAGACATTTTATTGTACTCAGTTAAATCTTCTTTAGTTCTAACTGTTTGTGCTAGCTTCTGCATAAAGTCAGACCAAGCCATATTGTGATTAGTCCAATGTGTAGATAAACGACTAGCAGCATAAGAATATGAGACATCACGATCATATTTAATTGTTTCTATTTGAGTGACTTTGTCTAACATGTTCGGCTCCTTTCATTATTTTAGATAGAGCAGAGAAGCCAACGCCTCTCTTTAGCTTTTGAACCTTTTTCTAATTCGTTCAACTTCATTTTCATAATCTTCTAAACCTTCAACACCATTATTTTTTACTAACTGCTTGAAAAGATAAGCATTCGTATACTCCAATGCTTCTATGGTTTTCATCTTATGAGAAATGCTACTTAACAAGATCAATAAAAATATAGATAAAACAATTGAAATGACAATCCACATATTTACAACACCTCCAGTGCTATTGCTAAACACATTAATATAATTAATTCAAAAATGATAATATCTATTACCATGAAACTTCAGCTCTGATTTTTTCAAAGTCACTTGGCGCCTCTACATCATCATTAGCCGTCATCATAATATATACTTGCTCAGTTACATACTTGCCTAGCTCATACATCGCTAGTAAGAATAATAGTCTTAATATTTGTTTAGTCATCGTCTGCCTCCTCAACATTAATCCCAACTATATAACCTTTGTTCAATACAAGTTCTCTGCCATAATCTTTTTCTATCGTTAAATAGTCATCATCATTTCTAAAATTGTCCAAAACAAATACTATTTCGTTAAATAATTCATCTTCATGTAATATCAAACTACTACCGTCATGTAATAAAATTCTCAGCTGATTCATTTCCCACGCTCCTCAATAAGTGTGATTGATTCAATCGTATCTGTTTTAATATACGTTGGTTTCTTGATTATAGTACTTGCGTAAATATAACCGTTAAAACTCGTCATTCTTTCAACATATTTTTCAAAAGGTTCAGCCGTTTTTACAAAATAAACTCCGCCTGAAATAGTTTTAATTTTAACTTCCGTCATTTCCCACACTCCCTTATATTTTCAAACAACTGACTCACTTTAATAACTGCACCTCTTTTAACTTGCGCCTCGTACCTCTCTTTCGCTTCTTCTTTACTCTCTGCCTCAACAACTGTAAACCTTTGATTGCTCTTAGCTTTAGTTATGTGTGTATGCTTGCGTCCTGTTGAATCTTTGAATGTTGTGACTAGGTATTGTGTCACTTCCCCAAAACCTCCTTGACTCGATCTAATATGTCTTTACACGTATCCTTTTCCTGCGTCTGCTGTTCCATCTTGTCTTTCATGATTCCTTTTCATTTTCTTTTTGTACGCGTCAATGAGTTGGTCGATAGAATATAAGTTGTAAGCAATATCTAGTGGTATAATAACTGCACTTAAAGGTTCTAAACCAACGTTTGATACATCTGACATAAAGTCCCAAACGGATTGAGATTCATTGTAAAGATACCCATCTTTTCTAAGAGTGCTTAATCCATATTCTAATTTTTCGTTCGTTACCTCTTGTTGATTTGCAATACTCAATCCAAACGCCAACATGTCAGCTAATTCATCTAACTGTACGTCTAACGGCTTACCTGGTTTCTTCTTCCAGTTCTTAAACGTTTCCAATGTATTAAACCATTCAAAGAATTCAACTACATATGCAATCTTGCTATCCTGTAAATTAAGTGTAGGTATTCTACTATCGAATTCCTTTTGTATTTGTAAAAATTCTTTTAATTGATCTACTGTTAAATTATTCATTTATTCGTTATCTCCTATCGTTTTAATTCCTCAATAAATTTAAGCACTCTATCAATATCAATCTGTTCATTTTCTGACTTGCGTTTATTCAACCAATAATCTAACTCGTACCACCAGTCGTCGTTTAAATGCTTTTCTTCTAGCAATGCATCACGTTGGTCGATGATTTCAAGCATTTACTCGTCCCCCTTAATTAGATAAATTGGTTTAGTAATAAAATCTATAATGCTAATAACTGAATCATCAGACAGTTTATAATGTGTATCTCTAATATCTCCGACCAATTGCACAATCTCTAGACTTTCGTTTGTTTCATGGTTATATACTTTATCTCCTACACTAATACTCATTTTCCTGCTCCTCCTCATATTTATAGACCACTTGCCCCGTCATAATCCCTACTGCTTCATCAAGTTCAACACCTTCTTTAACTGAATGTTGTATAGCATTTGTCATTCCCTCAAGTATTTCATCAAACGCTTGTGCTTTCTTATACACGTCCTCAATCTCTTTTAGCAATCCCTCTGTGTCATTGCCGTTATACGCACTAGCACTTATAACGGACTGTTCAATTTGTTCGCGGTTATTCATTAGTGTCTTCCTCCATAAAAATTTTATTGTTTAATTCCATTCCAAATTTAACTCTTTCATCATCTTTGCCAAATTCGTTTATTAAATCTTTTTCAACGCTCTTACAATACCTATCCCATGCACTTGCTTTCTTCTCCAGCTCTTTGTTGCGCTCTCTTAACTTAGCTATATCCACGATAAGCTCATCACGTTGCTTCTTGCACGCATCACGTTGTTTTCTCATCTTCTTCAACCTAGCTTCCATTACACCTAGTTGGAACCCTGTTTCATAGTTCATTCTATCTCCTCCAGTAACTCCGGATTTTCAAACTTATTGCCCAAGTATTCAATAGTTGGCATTTCACGAACTTCTTCAGCCTCAAAAACTCTCAATAGATGTACGTCGCCAATTATAGTGCCAATAGCGTTTCGAGTGACTACGCCTGTAGCATCTAAATAAATGTATGTTTTATCCCGTTCGATGCCCCACAGTTTCGTTGATACGACTTTTAATATATCGCCCTCGTATAATTCTCTTCCCCACAGATTTATACCAATTGACTGCATAAGTTCTACATCTGCCATTTTCTCAGTCTTTATAAACTCCTTTATAACCTTGCCGTATTCATTTTCTTTAGTTGAATAACTAACTTCGCTATTGTGAAGATCTAACGCCACAACCTCACACATCTTTTTTGTTTCGGTGTCCCATACTCTATATTTCGGCATCATTCTACTACCTCCACTTTTTCGACCTCTATGCTTGCAGTTTTGAATGGGAGTTTTTTACGAGTCAGTTTTAATGCCATATTCTTAGCTTCTTCCTCATTTATACTTTGCACAAAATAATGCTTTTTTATTTTGTAATCACATTTAGATACTAAGAACTTGATACAAAGACTTACTTTATAGGTTTGCATCATTCTACCAACTCCCCATCTTTCCAAATCAATGTCATCGTCATGTCATCGTTTAAGATATAGAATGCTTTAGTAGGCACACATCTGCCATATAAACATTCTTTTATACTAGTGTTCTCATATAGTGTAGAGTTATAGTCTCCTTCTTGAATCTCGAATAATTCAATCAACCTATCAACCTTAGTCTCTTCTGTGATATCTTCTTCAAATTCGACTTCAAAAGTATCATCAGCTGATACAAAACCTTTTATGATACAATTTCTTCCGTCATAAAGAGAGAAGCACTTATAATCAATATCACTCTTGGTTTGTGGATAAAAATTTCTTCCTGTTGCTAATCCAGGGTTATCCCATGCCCACTTAATTAATTCATCTAGTCTCATTTCTTTTTTTACTTTGATTTTCATTGTTATATCTCCTCTTGAATAGTGAATTTATCGTTAATTGATACGTATCCAGTCACATTACATAAGATGCTATCAACATCAAAAGTCACACAACAGTTGCGTTCAACATCGTTTGAATAGAATCTTTTATTACCTGATAACTTGGGGTTATCCCAAGCCCATTGGATAAGTTCAGGCAAGTTCACTTCTTTTTCAATTTTGATTTTCATCATTTCCATCTCCTCTAAAATAAAGTTAGTTGCTTCTGCTCCTCGTATTCCAAACCATGTTGCTTTATATATGTTTCAAGCTCTTCCGCTGTATCAAATGTCTTTTTCACACCTTGCCAACCTGGTACGATATGTCCGTGAAAGTAATAAGTGCCGTTTACTACATGGATATGTGCCACTCGCTCGTTATCCTGATACAGATATCTCTTAGAGCCGAAAAATTGGTTCAAGTATTCTTTACGCGCGCTATCTGTCATGGTCATCACTCCTTTTAACAATTAGGCAGACCAAACGACATGCATTCGTCGTATAGCTCTTCATTCCTTATGCTTGCCTTATAGTTTTCAATCACATTGCTAACTTCTTTATGACTCATTGCTTTAACTTGTTCGTCTGTATATTTTTCGCAGTCTTCTAATTCCAGTTGCTCCTGTAATGACATCACATATTCAACTTGTCTTTGGGTTGCCATCGTTAACCCTCCCACAAGTCAAAAGCTCTTTGGACGTAAAACTTCGCCTTTGCTAAATCCTCATGACCATTCTTTAACGGTGCTCTAGACAAGTATTTGATTGCATTACCTATTGCGAATGCTAGTTGAGGTGGATACTGTGCCGTAACCTGTTCGATAAAATCTATAATTTCAATGTCGCCGTATGTGTAGTGCGCTGGTTGCTTAACATTGTCTTGCGCTTCGTTCATATCTACTTTTCTGTTACTGATTACGCTCATTATGCTTCACTCCATTTCTTGAACATTTGGTTATAAGTGACATCGAACCAGTACGGATCACGTGAATGTTTTTGTGGCGTTCCATCATAAAGCCATGGTCTTAATCTTCTCTTTCTTTCCTGTTCATATTCCGCTCTCACATTTCGTTGGTATCGGTTCAAAATCGCTTTTTTTCTGATTTTTTCTCTCCCTTTTTCTTCATCTTTTATTTGACTCTTCATATATTCAACTTCTTCTTTAGATTTTGAGTCCTTTCTTCCACACAATAATTCATCGCCGCGCATTTTATGTTTGTATCTATATCTAAGAAGTTCTGGAGATATATGATATTTTTCTGAAACTTCTCTCAATGTCATTAGTTTTCCTTTAATACGCACTCTTATAACTTTTCTTCTAGCCATCATTCCACCTCTAAATCTAAAACCTTGATATTTATAACGTTATATTTTAATAGTTCACCTGGATTATTAAATAAATAGTCCGCCAAATCCTCTTTTTCTTTATCAATCTGATTGTAATTAACACTTTCGACTTCTGTAGGAATTCTAATGTCAACAGAAGCATTGATATAAGCTTGATGTTGCATGCAATCACACTCCTAATCCTTCATATAAAACGGAGAAGTAAATCCGTCACTATTCAAATTCAATCCTTTTGCCCAATCGACAGGCTTATTCATGATAGTTTCGATTTCCTTAAGTCCATTTGAACCTCTAGGTATTTCTACAATTACTTCATCATGGACATGGCCAACTATTTTAAAACCTAATGCTTCAAGCCTTGCTATAGAAATCGCAAGTAAATCCCTTGCAGTTGCTTGAACAATATTCTCGACTAACTTCCCACCATACGTTTTTAACTTTGACCATTTACGGTTAAGATCTAACCCCATAAATTCAACAACTTGACTACCCCAACTATTTTCACCAACTAAAGCTTTTGGATAAGCTAAAGCTCTTCCACTAGGCAGTTCAATCATTAGAAAACCTTTTTTCATATAAAATCTAAGTCCATGTGTATGATGCGTCTTTCGGGATTTTACAGTATTAATTGCAGCCTCTTGGCAAGCCTTCCAAAAATTAACTATGTTAGGATTTGCGTTACGCCAACTATCAACTAAACCTTGTAACTCGTTTTCTTCAATGCCCATTTCCAATGCACCCATTGCTTTTAAAGCTCCAGCGCCACCTTGATAGCCTAAAGCTAATTCGGACACTTTTCCTTTTTGTCTGAGAGGGTCGCCTTTAGTTATGCTTTCTACCGGTACATTAAACATTTGAGAAGCCGATGCTTCATATATCTTTCCGTGTGTGTTGAATACATCTAAACGCCATTGTTCTTTTGCATACCATGCTATGACTCTTGCCTCTATTGCAGAAAAATCACTTACTGCTAGTTCATTACCTTCTTCAGCAGTAAATGTCGTCCTAACTAATTGACTTAATAAGTCTTGAGGATGAACATTGAGTAATAAATCTAAATCATCAAAACGTTGTTCTTTAATAAGATCTCTTGCTATTTCTAATTCAGTATCTGAAATATAATGCTTTGTTAAATTCTGAAGTTGTACACCTCTACCTGCCCATCTTCCAGTACCGGCACCGTAAAATTGAAACAGACCTCTTACCCGTTCATCACTGCACATCATGTCATGCATTTTGTTGTATTTTTTCACACTAGTTTTAGACATTTGCAATCTAATTTCTAGCATTTTTTTAGCTTTTCCTGTTGCTTCTTTTAAGTACTCCTGAACCGTTTTCTTTTGTAAATTAGGTATATCTAATCCTTGTTCATCCTTTAACCAAGCCAATAACTGTGTAGGACTATTAGGATTTTCTAAACCTGTTATATGTTTAGCTTGTTTAAGCAATTCTTCTTTACTCTGCTTATCGAGCACATTAGCTCCTAACATCAATGATTTAGAAAGCTTAATACCTCTGTCGTTTATATGTTGGTCAAAAACCCAATATGTTTGTTCAATTGCAGTTACTGGAAAGTCTTTAATTTTATTAGCAATCGCCATTTCTACTTCTACATCTCGAATACAGTAATCTATAAATTGTTGCCATTTTTCAAGATCATGTTCAGGTAGGTTTCTTGTTCTTCCTCCATTAACTTTTGTTGGTTTACAAGGTATAGAGAAATAACGAATTAAATTTTTACCTGCTTTATCTTTTTGGCTTTGTAGTCTTAAAACTTCTCCAACTTTATCAAGCGAAGCAGGTAAGCCAATACGCATTGAATTAACCATTGTGCAAATCCATTCTTCAGGTGGCATCTGTTTATTAAAATGTTTAGCAAGACAAGTTCTTTCGAAATTAGCATTGAATGCATACTTTTTTACAGCAGGGTCAAATAGAGCAATTTTAAACGTCTCATAATCAGCGTGGAAAGGCTCATTATCTACTTTAGTCATGTCAATCGCACTAATCGCTCCACCATCTATCGAATAAGCTATAATTAAAATTTCGAAATCTTCAGCTTCTGTGTATTTATAGGCACCACATTTCGAAATATCGTTACTGCTGTATGTTTCAATATCTATATTCATAAATTTCAAATTCTTGACACCTCAATTTCTTTAAAATTAAAGTGGGGCTAAAAACCCCACCTATTGACTTATAAGAAATCCTCATCATCAGTGTCTAATTCATCAAAATCATCTTCTGCTGCACTTGCACCGCCAAGAGGTTCGCCTTTTTCTACAAGTTGAATGTTGTTCAATCCAACTGCGATACCCTTATTACCATTTGTGTTGAATGGAAATAAATTGATTGAAGCTCTAATATAGTCACCACTTACAATAGTTCCAGAATCCGTTAATCTAATTTTGTTTTGGTCAATAATACCAGGTGCTTGTTTGCTTGATGCGTTAATAAAATAAGCGTCTTGATAATTCACATCATCTTCTCTTTCAGTGTCTCCGTCACGTAATGGAAGTTTCAGATTTGCAGGAACTTTGCCTCCAAACTTACTAACTTTTCCTTCTTCTTTAGCAGCTTCTATAGCTTGTTCAATGGCTTTTATCGTACTTGTATCTGATTTAGGAATGATTAAACTGATTGAATACTTTGCTTCTTGCCCTTCTTGCATACTGTGAGGTTCAAAAATATGTGCATATGATGCTCTTACTTTTCCTGTAATCACTTTAGTTTTATTTAATACTTTTGCTTTCATGTTTATATACCGTCCTTTTTAATTTTTATAGTTTGTCAAAATCATCTTCAGCAGATTGCTTTATAGCTGGTCGTTTATCAGACTCGGTAGCAAGTGTTAATTTACCTTGTGGCTTTTCTATAAAGCCCTCTGTAATTTTAGAAAATGCTTTTTTACCAATTAATTTTTCTAATTTCGTAATGCTAAGTAACTTGGTTTCTGTAATATCTTCAGGTTTATAACCCGCTTCAACTAACTTTTCAAGCGTTGCTTTTGTATCAGTTATCATTCTTCGCGAACGACCTTCTACAAGCTTCCAACCAGGATAGTTTTTATCATTTCCTTTCGCTTGATCTAGCGCATAATGTTCTACTTCATCAGCCCATTTTTTGATATCAGGCAGTTTATATAAAAGTTCTGCAATCTCTTCATCACTTAACAAATGTGGTGGCTTTTGAGGCACATTTTGCATGTATTCTGCACGTGTTCTACATGAATGCTTTATCTTACAGAATCTACAATGACTACCTGCTTTAAACTCACCTTCACCGTTATAAGCAAGTCTGGCTAATGGTTTAACAAAATCGGTTCCCCATTGAAGTAATCTTGATATTGGTAACTCTTCAGTAGAAAAGTTATCTATTCGTGGTTGTATGATAGTCATGCGAACTGTATGAATGTCATACATTAAACTAAGCAGTTCATATGCGCCCAAGCCATATAATCTAAGTTGAGGATTATCTATAGCTGAAACTTCAATGCCTTTACCGTATTTAAGGTCAATAATTTCAAGTACACCACCTGAAAATATAATGACATCACCAGTACCAAAAGATTCAGGGACGTATTTACCTAAATCCAATTTTGTTTCAAATAAAGCTATTACATCGTCATCTCTACTCAAAGCCTCGTTATACTTTTCTTCTACATTAGCTACGTACTCTTCAACATATTCGCGCAACTCTTCACTGTAATATTGATTTCGCTTATAATTTTGAAAAGCTTTATTAAACTCAAACTGTGTTAGGCCTTCATATTTAAGACTGAAATATAACTCACTTAACTCATGAGCGAATGTACCTTCTTCAGCAAAAACTGAACTTTTATCTGCAATACCTTCACTTGCCTTAATACTCGGTGGACAGTTTAGCCATTGTTTTGCTCCACTTGCACTAAGCTTTGCATGAGCTCTATTTGAGTGATCTAGTTTCATGCATTAATTCTCGCCTTCATGAAATCAACAATTTTTTCATAATGCTCTTCTTTGATAGTAGATAGCTTATCCGCACCAAGTTCGTTAAGTTTATTTCTAAATTCTTTCTTATCAGAAGTGTCTGCTTTTTTAAGGAACTCTTTTCCTACTGATAAAACATAATCTTTAGTCAAATCAGCAGAAGTTTCCTTAACTTCTTCAATTGATTCCAGTTGAGCTGTTTCTTCTTTTGGCATTGGTGCTTCTTTAACTTTCTCTTGTACAATTGATGAATCTACAGTTGACAGTTCAGTGTTTAACACACGTAAATTCTTATTTAATAGTTTTAATTCTTCAAAAATATCTTCTAATACTGCCATTGATTAACTCCTCCTTAAAATTGGTTAGCTAGACGAATCATTAACTTGATACGTTCTTCTATTTCTCTAGGGTCATCACTTTGTTCATTTAATCTTGCCAATAACTCGAATTGTTCTTCTAATATCTCTTTCTTACGTTCTACAACAGTTAAATGTAACTGCGGTTCAACAACACGCCAGATACCCCAACTTTCCAATTCAATCTTTCCTTTTTTCTTAAGTCTTGAAAGTGTGGATTTTGCATGTGTTTTAGATATCCCAAAAACTTCAACAACATCATCAGAATTGAAATTGTCATATGTTGCAAAATGTGATAGTATTTTTTGTTGTAAGGTCATATTAATAACTCCTTATATAATTATTTAAGACAATTGCTCATCTTGCACTGTTACTTGCTCCAACAAGTAGCAGTTTTTTTATTCTCCATAAAAGTATTCTTTATAGAATATGAATGTTGCGATACTTGCGAATCCCGCAATCGACCACGCTGTAGTGAAGTATAGAAACGGCATGAGTACAATCGCTAAGACCGTGAAGCACAGTACTGCTACTAGGTAACTTTTATATGTGTCACTCATTTTATTCTCTCCTTAAAGTATTTTCTCTTGCCTTTTAATTAAATACGCTTCTAACTTCGGAATATTAATTAACTGTCCAGCTGGAGAATAGATGATACATAAGTTTTTTATACCTAAATCATCTTCGTGATAATATTTCAACCAGTTGTATACTGTACTTCTACTTACTCCGAATAGTTGATGAATTTCTGTTGGTTTTGCGTATAACTTTTTCACAAATTTTTCTTCGCCTCTATATGTGTTTTCTGGTGTTGGTGGTACTATGATTTTTGGCATCTCTATCACTCCTTTCGATAAATGTTAAATTTTGCTATTATTCGCTCTGTATTGAAGTTCTCTATCTAATGCATAGAAGACTTTGTTTATTTCTAAGTAGCTGTAATAACCTTTTTTAATACTTTCTAATATTTCCTTTCTTAGTCGACGTTCATTTTCTGTTAAAGATTCTACTGGCGCGTGATCTCTTCTGAAAACCCTTGGTATTCTGATGTCTAACCCTTCTGATTTTTTGTTCATTTGTTGTTCCACCTTTCGTGTATAATGTTGTTATCAACCTAAGGAGGTGATAACATGCCCTTGATATCTGATGAATTTGATACACTTACTAAAGACCAACAATATATCTTGTCCGTACTCTACAAAGATTATTTAGAATGTGTAAAGTTAGGTTCGGTTAAATTAACCTGCAATAATTTTGGAAGTGCTAAAGATATACATACAAAGTATTTTCAAAAACTACATTTCGAAGATGTAAAATACGATTTAAATAAACTTAAAAACTCTGGGTTCCTAAACGGCGTGTATGCTAGTAACACTATTTATCATGTAACAATTTCAGACAAGACTGTTGTTTACTTTGAAAATGAGTTTAAAAACAATTTAAAAAGTATCATTGATAGCATTTCTAAAATTGCTTCAATAATTCCTGGTCTCTAGTTGGGTTTATAACTTCCCAATCATTTGCCATGAGGTCATCGGCTGAAGGTTGCCAATATCTGATAAGGTTTGTCCCATCGCTATTTGAAATGATGCATTGTAAAAAACTATCATTTGTTGGTAATATCTTAGTTCGATGACTTTCTTTCCAATCTTTCCGTGTCATAGAGACAAGATTTTTTGTAGCTATCTTAGTTGCTTCTTGAATGTTCATTTGTTATTCCTCCTTTTAAGATCTTTGTTTATGTCCATTTGTTACATTACCTAAAAGTTATAAAAAGTTATACGAAGGTCAAAAAAATTTAGACCTTTATCTGGTCTACCTCAATATCATATAACTTTGCTAAAGCGTAAACTGTAACATTACTTAAATTAGTGTCATCCTTTTCCCAATGACCAACTGTCTTTGCATTGACGCCCAATATATCTGCTACTTCTTGCTGTTTCAAGTCCCTTACAAGTCTCCATTTTCTTACGGATAATTGTTCCGGCATGTCGTCCACCTCCCTTTCACACGTATAACTTTATATTACTTTGTATTACTTGTCAACAGATAAAGTTATATTTCTTCATAAAAAGTTATAAAAAGTATTGTAAAGTAATGTCGGTTATGGTAAGTTAATATTACATTAAGTAATATTAAAGGAGACAACTATGGAGAATAATAAAGTCAGAAAAATTTTATCTGAAAACCTTCAAGAACTTATGAATGATAAAAATATTGATCAGAGAGAACTTGCTGAAGCTATTGGAGTTTCTCAACCTACAGTCTCCAATTGGATTCAACAAACTAAATATCCACGAATTAAAAGAATTCAACAACTTGCAGATTACTTCAATGTACCGAAATCAAGAATTACTGAATCAAAAAAAGATATACATCAAGAAACAATTGCTGCTCATTTTGATAAAGAGGGATTAACTGAAGAAGAGATTGAAGAAGTAAATAGATTCATTGAATGGGTTAGAAATAGAGACAAATAAAGGGTGTTTATATTGGGATTATACGAAGAACTTTGCATAAATAACGAAAAAATAAAGATAGAAGAAACTGACCAGCTTCCAAATTTCCAACCTGGATGCTATATGAACGGAAAAATTTATATAAGGCGTAATTTATCAGAAGTACGTAAAGCAGAAGTGTTATATGAGGAACTTGCCCACCACAAGTTGACGTATGGCAACATTTTAGACCAATCAAAATGGATTAATAGAAAATTTGAAAATTATGCACGTAGACATGGTTTTACTTCAGCTGTACCGCTACATGAAATTGTAGAAGCTCACAACTACGGTGTTCGTAATTTGTACGAGTTGTCAGAGTATCTGCAGTTGAGTGAATCATACATACTAGAAGCTATAGAACAATATAAAAATATATATGGTATTGGAACTCACTATGGCGAGTATTCTATTACGTTTGAGCCGTTGAGAGTTTTTAAATATAAGGAAATATAAACAAAGGAGAGATACATATGAAAAAAGTAATCGGACTGCTACTAGTAAGTACATTAGCTTTAACAGCTTGTGGTGAAAAAGAAAAACCAAAAAAAGAAGAAAATAAAAAGTCACAAACACAAAAACACAAAGGTAGCAAACCAAAAACGCAACAAGAAAAAATGAAAAAAGTTGAAGATAAAAATCCACCTAATAATAGCATACAAAATAATTCAAACAATCAAAACCAATCACAAAACAATCAACTTAATAATAATTCAGATCCATCTAATAATACTCCTGCAAATATAAATGAAAACGATTCACAAAATACTAATTTAAATGATGAGTATGTCGTTTCGCCTGGCTGGACTAAAGATGAACAGGCTAAAGCTTTTGAAGAGTACAAAAAAGGAAAAGAAGAGGAAGCAAGAGCTGGTGCTAGCGCAGTACCAGGAGCCAATATTAACTAATAAAACAATATAAGAAAGAAGAGCTAATATGGAAACAAATAAAACAATCGATTTAATGAATTATGTGGAATTTCCAAAAAGATACACAGAGGCAAAAGGCAAATTAGTTGCACAACCAATAACTACTATAAATAGCGCAAGAAGAGTTGAAAATGAAGATATGACTGTTTGCTACATTTTAGATCAGGATGATGATGTAATGGACTTTATCTTTGACAGAGATATAATTACTGTTTACTGTCCTGAAAACGGAACTGCGACTGATGAATATTTTTGTGAAATTATATTTAACTCAGATGACACATTTACCCTAAAGCGATTATCTAATTACGTTACCATTAAAGATAGAAGCTACCCAATGTCAAAAATAAATGACGTAAACATTACGGGCAAAGTCGTCAGATTATTTAGAGATTTTAAATAAACTTGGCTTTAATTACGATTAAAAGTACCTATATAGCGTGACGAGAAAAAGGATTAAAAAAATTCAAAAACGCCTACTAGTGTAGACGTTGAATGGTGGTGATAACATGAATGAAAACAAAGGCGAAATTAGAAATGGCGAGTCCGGAAGTGATCAAAAATTAACTAGCGGTCAAGTTGAAAGTTTAATCCAAGAACCTAAGAAGAAATAATTAATTTTTTCTTATCGATATATAGATATTCTAATTTAACTTTGTTTTCAAAATCTAAATATGAATCATTGTATTCAGACAATGTTTTGAAGGCTTCGTAATTAGCATTAAATCTAGTATCAAGTAATATATTTCGATTGTGTTTTCTTGAATAGTTATCAAGGAATCCTTTTTCAATTATGTTACCTTCGAAATCTTTTACAGTTATGAACATTTTATATTTATTATCTTCATACTTTAATAGATGTACAGGTAGCGTTTCAACTTTTTTTAAATTATTACTTTTACGGTTATGATTACTAAAAATATTGTATATTTCTATAATTTTTGTATACACGAATTCTGTTAATATGATGATTATTAATATACTTACTATTAGTGCAGACAATGTTTTTGTAAAAGTTAATTTTTGAAATAGCTGATTTACGTTGTTTTGTCCTGAAAACAGACTAAGAGTTAATAAAAAAATAAAAACAGAAACTACAGAAAAGAAAGCGAGAATAACTTTCTTATTATCACTATTGAAATACACCAAATTCTTATTGGATAGAGCATAGTAAGTATAAAATCCTGGTATCCCAGTTGTTATTATCAATAGTAAAATTTGCAAAATATCACCTACTTTTTATTTTATTATATCACATTTAGTACCTAGTACTAAATATCGGGTAGCCCGCCTACCCTTATTATTTTTTGCCAATTTTGAGGAGGGATGTAAAATGTGGTTTGAAAAATTTAAAAATAAGAACAATGAAACGAAGTATAGATACTACGAGAAATACAAAGATCCGTATACAGATAAATGGAAACGTGTAAGTGTTGTGTTGAACAAGAATACAAAACAATCTCAAAAAGAAGCAATGTTTCGTTTAGAAGAAAAAATAAAAGAAAAACTGAACAACAAGTCGTCAAGCGAATTAAAAACTTTGACTTTTCACGCGCTATTAGATGAATGGCTTGAATATCATATAAAAACATCTGGCTTTAAAGTAACGACACTTGATAATTTGAAAACAAGAATCAAAAACATCAAAAAGAACAGTTCTCAAAATTTACTTTTAAACAAAATTGATACAAAGTACATGCAAACATTTATTAACGAATTATCAAACGTATATTCTGCAAATCAGGTAAAGCGTCAACTTGGACATATGAAAGAAGCTATTAAATACGCCGTTAAATTTTACAATTATCCAAACGAACACATATTAAATAGCGTCACACTACCAAAGAAGAGTAAGACGATAGAAGATATAGAAAAAGAAGAAGCGAAAATGTATAACTATTTAGAGATGGAACAGGTAATACAGATACGCGATTTTATACTGAACGATAATAACATGCAGTATAGAGCTCGTATTTTAGTTGCTGGGGCTGTTGAAGTTCAAGCTTTAACAGGTATGCGCATAGGTGAGTTATTAGCGCTCCAAGTTAAAGATGTAGACCTCAAAAATAAGACGATCGATATTAACGGTACTATTCACAGAATCAAATGTAATGCTGGATTTGGTCACAAAGATACTACTAAGACCGCAGGTTCAAGAAGAAAAATCGCCATCAATTCAAGGATAGCAAATGTATTGAAAAAAATAATGTTAGAAAATAAAAAGATGCAACAATGGGAACCAAGCTATGTTGATAGAGGGTTTATATTCACAACTTGCCAAGGAAATCCTATGCAAGGCAGTAGGATAAACAAACGATTGTCCTCAGCTGCAGAATCATTAAATATAAATAAAAAAGTTACTACTCACACACTAAGGCATACTCACATAAGTTTATTGGCGGAAATGAATATATCGTTAAAAGCAATTATGAAAAGAGTAGGACATACAGATGAAAAAACGACTATAAAGGTGTATACACATGTAACAGAGAAAATGGACAGAGAGTTAGAGCAAAAATTAGAAAAACTTGTGTACTAA